CACTTTGGCTTACAACGAGAAATGGGACAGCATACAGGAGAGGTTCGTGTGGTAGTACATGTGCATCCTACTTACTGTATTGCGGCCATGCATGCTGGTATTGATTTGAGTACTATCAGCAATGCGTTTCCAGAACTGAACCGTTATACCAAGGTAGCACCTAATGTTGGTGATGTAAAACCCATCAGCCAAGAGCTTGCGGACCAATGTCATTATCGGTTAGAATTGGATGACCGTGGAAATATCGCCTACGACATAGTTGGTATTAAAGGACACGGAGTAGTTGCTATTGATACCAGTCCGTGGCGAGCATACGAACATATAGAAAGATTAGAACATATTTGCAAGATAGTACTTGCTTCAGGAAAATATTAAAATGAGTAAAGAACAATATAATTTAAACACACGCACAGATTACCTTAATCGCAAGATGTTTCTAGACCCAGCAGGCCCAGTGACCATTCAACGATTTGAAGAAGTTAAGTACAAGAAGATAGCAGACTTTGACGCAACTGCCCGTGGATTCTTCTGGCAACCCGAAGAGATTAGTCTAAGCAAAGATGCTAACGACTTTAAAGAAGCAAGTGATGCTGTTAAACATATTTTTACCAGCAACTTACTACGTCAGACAGCATTAGATAGTTTACAAGGTCGTGGACCAACACAGGTGTTCACTCCGGTATGCAGTCTCCCTGAGGTAGAAGCACTAATGTACAACTGGGGATTTTTTGAAACTAATATTCACTCAAAGAGCTATAGTCACCTCATCCGTAATATCTACAACGTGCCAAAGGAAGTGTTTAACACAATTCACGACACTAAAGAAATTGTAGATATGGCAAGTAGTGTTGGACTTTATTATGATGCGCTACATGTTATTAATTGTCGCAAAGAATGTGGTGAAAAGATAAACGAAAGGACGCACATCAAAGCAATTTGGATGGCACTACACGCCAGCTATGCGCTTGAGGCATTCCGCTTTATGGTTAGCTTTGCCACAAGCCTGGCTATGGTTGAGAACAAGATCTTCATTGGCAATGGCAACATCATCAGTTTGATTCTACAAGACGAACTGTTACACAAAGGTTGGACAGCTTACATGATCAATCAAGTTATTAAAGAAGATCAAAGATTTATTGATATCAAATCAGAATGTGAAGCTGAAGTGTATGCTCTATACATGGACGTCATTCGTGAAGAAAAAGAATGGGCAGACTATTTGTTTAACAAGGGACCAGTGATTGGTCTCAACGCAAACATCTTAAAAGACTTTGTTGATTTCACAGCCGTGGGCGCACTGAAAGAAATTGGCATTAAGTATCAAGAGTTGGCACCAAAGTCAACACCCATTCCTTGGTTTAACAAACATGTTAACACAAGTAGCAAACAAACAGCATTACAAGAAAACGAATCAACAAATTATGTAATCGGCGTAATGAGCGACTCATTGGATTACGACGAATTACCTGCTCTATAAGGAAAAAAATGAAAGCAACAATATGGTCTAAGTACCACTGCCCCTACTGCGATCAAGCAAAGGCATTATTAACCCAAAAAGGTATTCAGTTTGAAGAAAGAAAGATCGGTGACGGGTATACTAAAGAAGAATTACTAGAAGCAGTGCCCACGGCCAGAACTGTTCCTCAAATATTTTTAGACGATAAATTAATAGGCGGGTTCACAGAACTCAAAAAACATTTCGAAAAGGTATAATATGTTAATTTCAAAAGGTGTGTCAGAAGGTGAAGTAATTACTCTTAAACTTACAAGTGGAGAAGAGATTGTTGCTAAGTTAGTGGAAGATGGTCCAGTTTTTTATAAACTAAAGAATCCACAAGTAATCGGCATGGGCCCAAAAGGACCAGGACTAATGCCCTACCTGTTTACGGTAAATCCAGACACTGAAATCAAATTACAAAAATCTACAGTTACAGTAGCAGAAGCAACTGACAAGCAGTTTGCCAAACAATTTATTGAATCAACTACTGGGATTGCTCTAGCATAAATATTTGTATGCCAGCTATAGCTAGACAAGGGGATCCAACAACAACCGGACACGGTTGTGATACAACTACGACTATTACCGGGCCAACTGGTGCTGTCGCCAAAGTTTATGTTAATAACATTGCTGTAGAATGTAAAGGAAACCCAACTGCCGCCCATACTATTAATTCTGGAAGAAATTGTGTGGCGCACCCAGCGGTAATTAACGTAGGTTCTGGTAACGTATTTGTAGGCGGAATTGCGGTTGCTAGAGTAGGTGATTCCACAGACGGTGGAGCCATTACTGCTGGATCTCCAAACGTTTTTGTCAATTAACTAGACATTTATTTTTAACCCCTGTACACTAGGTATAAGTACTCTGTACTTCATATAAAGGATTAATAAAATGGCTACAAACAAACACGCAGAATTCACAGCAATCGTAGAAGCAATGGAAGCAGACTTCGAAAAGTTTTATGACAAGGAAGTTGGCGCTGCCGGCACCCGTGTTCGTAAACACTGTCAAGATTTGGCTAAGTTGTGTAAAGAAACTCGTAACGACGTTACAGCAGTTAAAAACGCTCGTAAAGAAGTAAAATAATACGATAAATATAGTACGCTCTTTTTAGGAGGTGTATTATGTTAGACACATTATTTTGGATAGCAGTAGGCGCATTTGTAGGTTGGAATCTTCCTCAGCCATTTTGGGCAAAGATGATTCAAGATAAAATACAATCTATGATTTCAAAGAAATAACATGGCATACAGCGACAAGGTCATCGACCATTACGAAAACCCACGCAATGTAGGATCATTTGCTAAAGATGATCCTACAGTAGGTACTGGTATGGTTGGTGCTCCTGCTTGCGGTGATGTAATGAAACTACAGATAAAGGTAGATCATGATACAGGTATTATTACAGATGCAAAATTTAAAACGTATGGCTGCGGATCGGCTATTGCGAGTTCGAGCCTCATTACAGAATGGGTCAAAGGCATGCACATCGACCAAGCCGGAGCAATCAAAAACTCCGACATTGCCGAAGAGCTAGCCCTACCGCCAGTAAAGATACATTGTTCAATTCTAGCAGAAGATGCTATCAAGGCGGCCGTGAATGATTACCGTAACCGACATAGCAAGTAAAAAGATTAAACAAAATTTAGACAAACGTGGAAAGGGTGTGGGTATACGTTTGGGTGTAAGAACTACCGGGTGTAGCGGTCTAGCTTACACTATTGAGTATGTAGACGACTATACCGCAGAAGTTGGCGTTACTAATTACGCTCAAAAAGACTTTGTAGTATTAGTAGATGCCAAAAGTTTAGCATATCTAAACGGCTTAACTATGGATTGGGTCCGCAATGGACTCAATGAAGGCTTTGATTTTATCAATCCAAATGAACGTGACAAATGCGGATGTGGTGAAAGTTTTCGAGTATAATCCCAGTTGACACACAATAGGTTAAGCTGTATAATATAGCTTATGTGTAAAACTTTTGGAGTTTAAATTGAGTATGCATTTAGAAGGTCCGTGGCTTAGTACCACTGGCAAACAAAAAGGCCGAAAGAAATTTGCGTCAGCAGAACATAAGCGTAAAGCTGAACAAGCAGACGCAGATTGGAAAGAACTACAACGGCGTTGGGGTGTCGAGGCCGAAGACAAGAAACGCAGTCGTGCGCTAACAGCTGACACATATAGTCCGGGCCCAAAATTATATCGAGGTGCCGAACTTCCAAAAATTCCTAGTCGTGATTCCGGTGGAGGAACAGCTACACTAGCACCAGCCAAGGTTTATACAGGAACTAAAGTAAAGGGAATTGCCACTATGCATAAGAGTAACGCAGTACCTGTATTTTCGGATGAAGAAGCAATTGACATTTCCAAAATGAGACGTTAAACTCTTACTAAGTAAAAGTAGTGGTTTTCCTGGTCTATTTTTTGGATAATTACTTATTGTACCTCAAAGGTTTGGGGTACAGAAGCAGTAGGCTTTTAACGCACAAGGAGATGTATCGGAGCCATATTAAAGACGGAACTAGCAATTCCTATTCCAGCGTAAAGGAGAAATAATTATGAT